GCCCCCCACCAGGCGAGCCGGCGAGCCGGCGTTCGGGCGGCAGCCGGCGATGAAGCAGAAGTCACCGTTGACCGCCGAAACGCCCGCGAGCGTGCCATCGAGCGTGACGAGACCGCTCGAGTAGTCGATTGAGAGCACGGTGCGGACGGTCGCCGAGCGCAGCGCCGAGACGTTCAGGTCGGGCGCGAAGACGACCGGCATGCCCTGCACGATCTTCGGCGCGTCGGAGGTGTTGCCGGCGACGCGGTTGGCGACGACGAACGTGCTGCCCGAGACGCTGGCGATCTTGCACAGCTCGCCCCAGCCCTGGCCCTGGAAGAGCACGCCGTTGAAGTGGCCCATGGCGGCCAGCTTCTTTTTCATCTTGGTGCTGATCGCCGACTGCCAGGCGCTGTCGTCGTTGCGGGTCTTGTTGATGACCGCGGTGGTCAGCTGCGCGACCTCGAACCCGGGCATCCAGGGGAACTGGTACTGGTTGCCGATGGCCTGCGACTGATTGATCGCCTGGTTCTGCGAGACGGTGAAGTCGGCGCTGGCGCCGAAGTCGTCGTCGTCGTCTTCCAGGTAGGTGAGGAAGTCGCCGCCACCGTCGGTCTCCTTGGAGACCGCCTTGAACGATGGCGACATGCGGGACGTCATCGAATTGGTGACGAACCCCTTGTCGAACTTCCGCTTGATGTAAGCGGCGAATGCGGTTTCGGTAAGCATGGTCGGACCTCTCGACCCGCGCTGTCAGCGCTAGGTCAGTTCGCCGGCAGCACGCATCTCTGCGTTGATCCGGCGGTCACGTTCCTTCTCGCTCTCGGCCTTGTTCTCCCGTGCGGACGGGGCTGCCGAGCTCGATCGGTTCGTGATGGTCTTGCCCTTCGCCCCGGCGGTGGGCTTCGTCGCCGGGGGAGTGCCCTTTTGCGCCGGGCTGGCGGTGAACTTTTTCGACTTCGACACCTGCTCCGTCAGGCGGGACTCGATGAGGTCCGCCATCTCGAAGACCTTGGTGTCGGGGCAGCTGCCGTACTTGCCGTGATAGGCAACGATCGCGTCCCAGAGCTGCGCTTGTCCCAGCTCCGTGGTCACCAGATCGAAGCGCTCGGGCTCCTTCGCCAGCGCGGCAGCAACGGCGGCCTGCGACTTGCGCGTGCTCTCCGCAGTGCTGGCCTCGCGCTCGCGGCGCTCGCGGTCTTCCTTCCACTTCTTCAGCTCGGCGACCTCGGGATCGATCGGCTTCGGGTCGGCGCCGCGGTCGGGAGTCTTGTCCACCGCCTCCGCGAGCTCGCGGAACGACTTCCAGCCGACCCGGCGCAGCTGCGCCATGATGTCGCCAGCACCGGGGCGCAAGCTGTTCGCGAAATCGACGTAGACCTTGTGATCGCCGGTCAGCTTATCGTGCGCCGCCTTGATCTCTTCGGTGGCGCGCTCCGCTCGGCGGGCCGCGGCCATCGTCTTGTTGGCGAACTTCTGCCCGACGCGGCGGAGCTGGTCTTCGGTGAGCTGCGTGGCCAGCTCGTCGACGGTCAGATCCTTGAGCGCCTTCGGCTCGTCGGCCGGCTTGTCCTCGGGCTTGGCTTTGCCGTCGGCTTTGGCCTCGGCCTCTTCGGCTTCCTTCGCGGCCTTCGCAGCGGCGGCTTCGCCTTCCTCTTCCGTCTCGGCCGTCTCGGCCTCTTCCTCGGTCGCCTCGGCGCCCTCTTCCGTCTCGGTCGTGGGCGTCTCGGACTCTTCGCCGGCCGGCGGCGTTTCATTCGCGGCTTGGGTGGCCATCACCCATAGCCAAGCGGCCTCGCGGCTGCTACGGTGGCAGCAAATAGGCGGGCGGGATGGTGCGTGGCGCGGTCCATCCTCCCCTTAAATGGGTCTCATTCCGCTGACTCACCGGCGGTCGCCACAGAGCCGGAGCTACGCTGCCGCTGCTTGCGGCGCGGGAGCGGCGGTCGGAGCGGGCGGAGCGGGCGCAGCGGGCGCCGGATTGAGCGCGGCGTTCGCGCGGTTCACCTGGCGCAGGTAGCGGCGCACCTTCTCGACGCTCTTGTCCGGCACGCCGTCTTCCTCGGCCTGATTCATCAGCTCGAGGCCGACCTGCATCGCCAGCTTGTAGTCGGTGAATTCGTCGGGCGGCTGCAGCGGCTGGCCCTCGTACAGCGCTTCATCGATCTTCTTCTCCAGGTTGCGCCGCTTCGAGACGGTGGCGTTCGTGCGGCCGTCGATGTCCAGATCCTGCCAGGCCTCGACGAGCTGGTCAGGCGACCAGACGCCCATGTCGACCATGTCCTGGCCGTCGGCCTTCAGGCCCTCGGGCGTCATCTCCACCGGCGACGCCGGCTTGACGCTGATCTTGTAATCGCCCTCGTCGATGGCCACGTCCGTGAAGTTGAGGCGGGCGAGCTGCCTGCCCTCGCGAGCGATGACCTGGTAACCGCGCGACTTGGTTCTCCCGTCGCGCTTCGCGGCTACCTCGTCTTCGGGCTCTTCGGCAATGTCGCGCGCGATCGAAAGCGCCACCTTCATCAGGTCGATGTGCAGCTCCTCGTAGCGCTGTTGGCGTAGGCTGTTGCGGTCGTCGACGGTCTTTCGCGCCTCGCGCCGGGCGGAACCCGACGCGTCCAGGCCCGCCTCACTTGCGCCCTGCGAGGCCTGCAGGTTCACACCCAAGTCCTCGAAAATGCGCTGCCCGTCGCGTTCGATCTGTTGGTAGAGCTCGGGCGCCGCGCACGTGAACGTGATCTGCTTTGGCGGGTCGGGCGTCGTGCCCTCCCAGAGCGTGCCGATCTCGTTCGTGAGCTTGCTCTTCTTCAGATTCTGGCCGGTGTACGTGTAGAGGTGCTGCGCGTGGAAGACCTTGGTGGCGCGCTCGATGCGGTAGTCGTTCGCGTTGATGCGGATCTGAAGGTCTCGCGCCTGCGTCATGAGACTGTTGCCCCACGCACCCGTGAAGCGCTCTTCCGCGCAGAAGAACACCAGGCAGTGGAACGGCTTCTCGTACTGCTCGACGACCAGGTCGCCGCCGTCGGTGTCCACGGCGATGATGTGCCAGCCGTCGCCCGCCTCTTCGCCGGTCGGCAGCGTCCACGACTCGTACACCAGCCGCTGATCGATGGGCGTCCCGCCGGTGCTAACCTTCTTCGCGGCGCGGATCTTCGCGTCCAGATCGGGCGTCCCGCCGAAGTCGCGCAGGATGTTCGCCAGCGGCATGGGGCGTTCGCGGTAGATGGTCCGCGGCTGCCCATCAACGAAGCCGTCGCTCGGGTCGATCGCGAGCTCGGTCGGCAGCACGCGCTGCTCCATGACCTTGTTGCCGCTCCGATAGAGCTGCGCCACGCCGGCGCCGGACTCGAAGACCGCCGAGTCCATGAACATGCGGCGCTTCACGCGCGCGAACTGCAGGTCATCGGCCAGGCCGTCGGCGAAGTTCTGCATCTTCCGCGCGCGCCGTCGCACCCGGTAGTCGCCATTGACCACCTCGAAGCGCGCCCGCGTGTCCGTGCTGGCCACCTGCGAGGCTAGCGTGTCGATCGCCGCCTTCGCGCGGTTGTTCTTGCTGTTCTCCGTCGGCGCCACGCTGCCGCGCCCGCCGTCGATGAACTGCTGATTGAACAGGTCGTACAGCATCAGGTCGTTGTTCTTCGAGTACAGGCGCAGGTTGAACAGGTCGTAGTCGCGCCGGTCCCGCTCGCTCGACAGGTTGCTGATCAGCTTCTTCGTCGCGACCATGCGGCGCGCGCGCTCGCTGTCCTCGATGTCCTCTTCCCAGAGCGCGAGGGACTGCCCGTCGGGCGAATCGCTCACGGCGTCCTCTTGCGAGCCGCGATCGGGTCGTAGGCGCCGGGCGGCAGGTCCTCATCGGCGGCAGGCTCGGGTGCGCCTTCCTCGCGATGCGCTCCGGCGGGCGGCCCGAGCGTCACCTTCAGGTACCCCGCGATTGTCCCATCGGGCGCTAACAGCGGGACTTCGGCAGCCGTCGCCCCTCGGTCGCGCAGGACGTCGAGCAGGTTCGCGAGACGGGCCTCATCCATCTGCCCATGGCCAAGCGGCCTCGCGGTCGCTGTGGTTAGTTAAAGGCTTTCCCTAACTGGTAACCGTTACCACTCGTTGCGTCATTCCTACGTGCGATTCCGCGGCTTTAGAACGACATGTCGTCGTATTCGTCGTTCTTGAACTCGTCGGTTGCATAGTCGTGCGCGGCGGCGCGCTGGGAGCGCGCCAGCTCTTCGGCGCGGCGGATGGATTCGAGATAGGCGGCGTCCGGCTGCTCTGGTTTGTATGCGTCCCAGTAGGGCGCGAGCGAGTAGCGCGACGACTCGGCGGGATCTGGGTGCCAGGCCTTCGACCACGTGCGCTTGCCGCGCGCCAGCAGGTCCTTGTCCCAGGCCGCTTTGGTCATGTCCTCTTCGACGGCGCTGCCGATCATCACGTCATACTGGCTGTCCTCGAGTAGCCCGTTCACGCGGCGGACCTGGCCGTCGAAGTCGGCTTTCTTCGCGGCCTTCACCGCCGGGATGCCGCTGTCGATTGTCCACGTGTCGATTTCCAGCGCGCCCTGCGTGTCCCAGAACCACCACGCCGGCCCGAAGCGCGCCTGCACGATCATGGCGACCGCCTTGATGTGCGACAGCTTGGCGATGGAGTTGCGCGGCGTGCACCACTCGAACAGGTGCTGCACCTTGCGGCTTGCGGTGCCCCAGCCGTTCGCCACCAGCGACGTCCGGTCGCGACCGCCCGGGTCGATGCCCACGCTCACGAACTCGATGCCAGCGCGCGGGACGGCCGCCATGAGCGACATGATAGGGACGCCGATTATTTCCAGCGCCGCCCGCTCGCCCGCGAGCCAGTCAGGCACCGTCGGCGTGTAGCCGTTGCGCGGGCGCGAGTAGTGGTAGCCGGTGGCGATGGCCGTCCACACGCGCTGCACGCGGCCCCAGTCGCGCAACAGCTGCGGATGGTTGACGCCCTTCTCGGCCTGGAGCTGCTTGAGGCGCTCCGCGGCCTCGGGCGTGTGCACATTGTCGAGGCGACCCCACGAGTGATGGGACCATTTCAGCGACGCCGGCGTGCCGCCGGTCTTCGACGCCTCGTCGTGGCTCGCCAGGTCGAGGAAGAGGCCGAACGGGAAGTCGGGCAGGACGCCGCTCAGGATCACGCGCGTCGTCGGCGTGCACATCGGATCGAGCAGCACGTCCAGGATGTAGGTCAGCACTGACGTGGGCTGGTCCTGACACTCGTCGACAATGAAGACGCAGTTGTCGAGGCGGTTACCGAGGTACTTGCGGACGTTCTTCAGGTCGTCGGTGCCGCCGAACGCGACGATGGCGCCGTTCGGGAATCGCGTGAGCTTCTCGTCCTGGACCGACCGATGCTCGATGCCGAACCGCTCGAGCAGCGCGATCCACTTCGGCCAGACCGAGAGCGTGAGACCGGTGGAGACCAATCCCAGGAAGACGTTGATGCTGTTCGGCTGCGCGAGCGCGTTGTCGAGCAGGATGCCGAGGTCAGCCCACGTCTTGCCGCTCTGCCGGTCGCACAGGAAGTGCAGCCAGCATGAGCGGTCCAGCATCGCCGCGAGCTGCTGCGTGTGGCCGTCGGCATAGGCTTCCAGCGACCACTTGGGCTTGGTTGGCGCGTTGGCTCGCGCCCGGCGCTCTATCTCGCGCTCCGTCGCCTTCAGGAGCTGCGCGGGGGTCACGGCGGCAATGGCCGGCCGGCCACCAACCAGTAGCCCCGGCGCAGCCACCTCCAGAGCGCCCGCATCATTGCGTCCGTTTCTTGATGGCGGCCCGCCAGATCGCCGCGATGGCTGCGCGCATGTGCTCGAGCCAGTGGGTCGTGCCGACCGCGCCGCATGTGTCGCAAAGGCCGTTCGCGCGCGCCTTACCGACGCAGTCCTGCGCTCGCGGCGCCATGCAGCGGCAGAGCAAGAGCATCACTGCTTCAGCACCTGGCGTAGCTCGGCCAGCGCGCTCTCAGACACGCCCGACAGATCGACCGGGATCTCCTTCACCGGGCCCAGGGTTCGGTCGAGCAGCATCTGCATGTAGCCGACCGCGAACTCACGCTCTGTGGCCACCAATACGCCCTTGAAATAGACGCCCTTCTCGGTGCCTTCCCGTGCCAGCGTCTTGAGGCAGCGCAGGGTCTCGCGCACTTCCTCGGGCGAGCGCAGCTCGTCATCGAGGATGGCCTCCATCTCGACCTGCTTGCGCGACCGGCCGCCGGGGTTTGGGCTCGTGCCGGGCAACCACTTCCCTGCCTCACCCCGGGGAACGTCAGGCGGCGTGCTCTCACGGTTCGCCACGTCACACCGTCAGCAGCTTCCGCGGCCATGCCGACCAGCCGATGAACTCGACCGGCCCCATGGCCGACATCTCGGGCGCCACGAACGCGTGCACCTCTCCCGTCACGCGGTCGCTGACCGTGCCGGCGTTCTCGTTGATGGTCAGCTTGCCCACCAGGCTCGGCTTGACGTTCAGGACGGCGCGCGCGGCGCGAATCAGGTCCTCGCGGTGCGCGCCGGTCATGGCTGCACCGCCGCTTCCCGCCACTTGATCCAGGCCACCAGGTCAGACGGCATCGCGAAGATGCGCCAGTCCAGCCGCGGCGCCGGCGATGGGAATGTCTCGTTGAAGATGCGCGCCGCCCGTTCTTGGCGCGTCTCGGTCTTCATGACGAGAACTCCGCTTCTAGTTCACGTTGATAGGCCAGGCGATCGTCCAACTCCTCGCGGGCCTTCTGCGCACTCGCTGCGGCTGCAGTCAGACGCCCATTTTCGCAGTCCGCGATCGCTTCGCCGACGGTCGCGAACCGCTTCCCTTCGCATCCATATTGATTGACGCTGAATCCCTCGTCCTTCACGCAGATGTGCAGCGTTCCGCGTTTACCGACTAAGCGCCTTAGGCGCTCTTCCATGGTCTTCACGGCGCCACCTCCGCCGGCAGCGACCGGTCCGCATAGTCGATGCGGTGCCAGGCGTAGGTGCGCACCACGTCGTCAAACCGCACGTCGATGCCGCCAGCGTGCGGAATGCCGTCGACGTCGACGATCGCCTCCTTCGGCATGCGGTTGCCGGGGATGCCCATTGGCGTTCGAAACGAGATGACCTTGTAGTGGAACGGCGGCGCTTTCATGCTCGGTCCTTTCGTGCGGGTTTGATTTCTCGCTCGAGCGCACGGCACTCGGCGGCTGCGAATCTTCGAATCGTCCCGACGGCGGGCGGCGGCTCCGCACTGGCGGGCGCGAGCTGGCGACGCCTCCAGGGACTCGTGGGCCCGGGATGCTCGGCCTTGACCCGGGCAATGATGCGCTGGATGGCAAACCGCGAGCTCGGGCGCCCGTCGCTCACCACGCGCTGGGACCGTGGGTCGCGGCGGCGCCGGCGGCTCGCGGTGGCGGCGACGCGCGCGGGTATCGCCCGGGTCGGCACGCCCTCGGCGTAGAGGCGCCAGATCTCCCGCTCGTGGTCGTTCCACCAGAGGTGATCGGCCAGCACGCGGTAGGCCCAGGCCTGCCACGCCTCGACGGCCTTCGTATACGCCTCCAGTTCCACCGCGGTCATCGTCCTAAATTTGCTCGAGAGAGCGCTCTTGGCTGACAGCTCGCCCAGGCCCTCCGCCTGGAGCACTGCGTCCCATGAGGCCGTCGGTGCGCTCACGTTTCAGTTCTATCAGAACTTTCAGAACGTTCAATACTTTCAAAATAACTTGAAACTTCGTGGCAGCAGCCGGGGCGATCTCTGGGTCTGAGCACCAGAGGCCATGAGAGCGGTCCGTTTGCCGGCGCTGTCAGCGCGCGACGCCCGGTGATGTCAGCGGAGCCCGACCACCTTTGCCGGCGCGCCCAAGCCCCGTTGCGGCTGCGCCTCGCGTGCGATTGCGGAAGGCCCCGCCGTCGCCTGACAGTGAGTCGTATTCATTGGCCCCGGTTTCAATCCGTTCTG